TTGACATGAAATCAATTGCGTTACCATCCATAAAGTCTATATCTGTACCGTCCATAAAGTCGAATGGTCCGTCGGTTGTTCCACCACCTCCCGACACGGCGCTACCATCAGAATTAGCTATTGCTAGGGCATATTGTCCAGTTTCAGTACTTATAACCTGTGGCAAGTTCAAGCCTTCTGAACCACCACCTAGTGGCATTTCTTGGATGGTCTTTATCAGGTTTTTAAGTAGCTTGTTCTGTTCCTTCTGTAGCTTCTCTAGTGCCGTTAACTTGGCTGGCTCTGGTATCTTGATCTTCTTTACGGCCTTCTCAAAAGCCTTGTCTATCTCTTTAGCGAACGGCTTGAGGTCTGGTGCTTCTACCTCTACGATAGGCGCTTCTACGTTGACCGACGGTGCTTGTACGGTCGTTTTCTGGGCTTTTACCGCCTTCTCCACATCCTTTATGCCCTTAGACAAAATATCTAACGACTTGGAGTAGTCTACAAACTTTTGCTTCTCTTGTTTTGGGTGTTCCTTTGGAACTCTCTTTATCTCATCAAGAACATTCTTCATAACCTCTACAACAGGGGTGATGTCTACATTCTCGTGAGTCTTGAGCGTTTCGTGTAGAGAGTCGATGCTTGCTGTGAACTGTTCGGCGTCTTGGTGTGTGGCAAAATCTTCTATCTGGTTCAAGACTACTGTCTTGGTGGTATTGCTCTCAATAAAATCAACTACTGAGCGAGCAACCTTAACTACAGTCTCTTGCAACTGTATATTAGATAGCTTCTGCTCAGTGTTGGCCAGTTTATCTCTGGAAAGCTGAGCGTTCTTCTCGTTTATTTCCTTTAGCCGAGATAAGTCCATAATTACCTATAAGCTACTGTTACATTGATGTCGGCAGTGGTAGTGAAGTCTATATACAGACCAGTAGTAAATGCTACATCTAATACAACGGTATTGCCCCTAAATGCTGTGGTCGTGAATGTTTCGCTGTAAATCTTTGTACCCGATCCAGCAGTGTTGTCATATACGTCTATTGTTCCTGCTGTCGGTGCTGCGTCGTCACAACTAAATGTCAATGAGTGGAGTACCCCTGCCCCTGACTTAACTGCTGTGTCTTCGGCTACTAAGCTGTGTGTAAATACGCTGTTATCCATGTTGTTCCTTTCTTAAATATTGGTAGCCTAACCACTACCCGTAGCGTTCTGCCGTCTGCTCGGTACGCTATCTGTGGTGAAGTGGCTAGACTCTTGTTGACTAAGCTTCTTCTGTTATAGTTCCAGAAATGCTTGAGATTGTCCAACCATCTGCACTAGCATAAGTTAATACAACGTATGAACCTGCTGGCTGATTAGTGAAGACTATATCCTTATTATCTGTACCTACACCAGCATTACTTAGTCCTGCACCACCGATTTTATCGTTTGCGTTAGGACTAATTGTAACTGTGATTCCTGGTGCGCCTACTCGTATAGCAAACACCATTCCTGCTACTACTGCTGGAAGTGTTAGAGTTGTTGTAACGGTGTTGTTTACAACCTTTCCACTGTGCGCTGTGTGCGACAGTGTAAGTGTTGAAGCAGCATTAGTTACTGACTCTTGGTGTCCGAATCCTGTTAAGTCTACTGACATGTTTATTTACCTTTCTTTACAGATGTAGTGACCTTTTCAACCTCTTGGGGTTTCTCGCTTAAAGCTTTTTGCTGAGCTTCGGCAACCCTTTTCTTTAATTCCTTTTGCTTCTTAGATTTCTCCATAAGCTCTAGTGTATTAAATCTAGCGGCTTCTTGTATCTCTATTATCTGTGCTTTTGTTAGTGGCATATTATATTCTCCTTGCTTAGTTATTAAGCTGTTTTATGAATACCTATGCAGTTTACTTTGTTTGTATCAACAAATGCGCCATAACGGTGACGGTAGTCTATGCGATCACCTGAGATACCTGGTGGGTTAGTGTGCAAAGTGTAGTCTACTAATTTCTCTGGAGCAACACATACGTCTGGGTGAGTAATCACTAGGTCTGTGTTTGCTGGCATACGAGAAGATGGAACTTCTACGATTTTTACACCGTTAATCATTCCAAGAACTCCAGCCTTTTTGTCCTTGTAGCTCAAGTCACTTGCATTAAGCAGTGTTGATTGCTTCAAGAATGATACATAAGCTGGTGTACATAGTGCTACACGACCGCTTACTGGAGCTTCGTTGTTGCTGATGTCAGCATTGATTGCTAAGAAGTTTGTGTAAGCGTTTGCTGCTGTAGTAGCTGCGTCTGTAACGATGTCGTCACGACTTGCTGTTTCACCTGCTGTAACGATAGCTGCAATAACATAAGTATCGATTTCAGGTATAACTACATTCTTCAAAGTTTGTGCTAGGTACTTAGCTGGGCGTCGAACTCCCATTGTATCTTGCTTGTTAAGTTTGTCCATTACTTTAGAGAAACTTCGGTCTCTTGTAAGAGTGAAGGTCTGAGTAGTGTCTTCGACTTCTGTTGGGTTGCCGTAACGTTCGCTTCCGCCATTAACGTCGTAGTTACCCATTGTAGGGTCTGTTAGGGTGTATACGTTGATTGCATTTACACCATCCCATGACCAGTTCTGATTAGTCACTAGTTTGGTTTTACGACCAACGGCTAAAGCCTCACTGGTCTTTTTCTCAAACTTGCTAGCTAAATTGACTGCCATTTGATTTGCCTTTCTTATCTAGGCTCTATTCTCCGTAGAACTCTTTTTCAAAGGTTTCTACTAATGGGTCAGCTTTAGGTTCTTTTGGCGTACGGACAGGGCGTGCCACAGTCCTAGATTTCTCTTTAGTTTTCTGTGTTGCCTGTTGCCTTGCACCAATACCCGTCAGCTTCTTAATAGAGCTTTCTTTCTTTTGTAAATATTGGTACACATCGGCATCTACCTTAATAGGATTCCCTTGCTGGTCTTTAATCACGTGCATAGCTTCAAAGTCGTCTAGGGCTTCGGCTATTGCTTCCATGACCACAGGGTCTTTACTCTGCAACAACTCACTATCCTTGGCGAACCGTTGTATTCCTACTTCCATTCGCTCCCTGTTAAGTGTTGCTCTCTCCTTGTTAAGTAAGTGTTGATTGACTTCACGCTCACGTTTAGCAAGTTCTGTTTCATCGTCTCTTGCTTCTTCCAAGTATCGTTCCAGTTGCTCTTGCTCCTGTTTCTCTTGGCTTTCTCGTAGCTTGCGTTCTGCCTCTCTACGCTTAAATGCCTCATGTTCAAGAATCTTCTGGTTATTACCTTCTGATTCTTCGGAGTTTGTGTCCTCCTCCTCTTGAACCTCTTCCGTTTGCTCAGGTTCTTCAGGTTCGGCTTCGGGTTCTTCCTCTACCTCCTCTGATTCCTCTGTCTCTTCTTCTGGCTCGTTATCGGATTCTAAAACTTCGTCGTCGGTGTCTTCACCATCATCAAAGCTTATTTCTGATTCCTCCAACTCTGCCATCGGATCGGCGTCGGTTTCCTCAATCTCTGGGGATATATCCACATCCTCGTTGACTGGGGTTTCTACTTCGGCTACTGCTTTAGTAGGTGTCTCAGCTTCTTCAGCTTTAGACATATTTGCTCCTTTTCTCCACTGTTATAGGTCGTGACCACCATGCTGTTATTTTTAGAGGTGCTACCCTCGTACTATCTTTTTAGACCTGTCAAGGTCATAGACGATGGAGTCGCCCTGTGAAATGCTTGCGGTTGGGCTTGCAAGCACTTCACATGATTACTCTAATGTCGTTTCCATACTGCGTGCGATGGATGGTCGCCGCTTTCACATGTTAGTTTCAACCCTCTGTCTACCCATCTATGAACCTTCTTTGGTATCTTGTCCAAGTCCACCTCATATTCTGGTACTATTACCTCTTCCTCTTGCTCAGTCTTCATCTGCTGTCCTCATTATGTTAGATAGCCTACTCCTAAGTTTGCTTATAGAGTTGCCATACATGTTTAACGCCACGATTATGTCCTTAACCGACTGGTCTGATGTCTTCACGTTTATCTGCGCCAATAACATCTTCTCGGTGTTCTGCTTCTCTTTGTCCAGCTCTGCTATTACCACTTCTGCTGCGGGCATTAACTTTGTACGCTTCTCTTTTTTAGCTCTCTGTCTCTCTTCTTTGGCCTGTTTAGCTCTACGTGACTTGTCTACTGATACCGACGACATACCTGTGTTAAGTATTGAATCGTTACGCATTAGTTTCCGCCTTCTTTCTGTTTAACGCCTGTGCTATCTGCTCTGGTGGCACTCCCTCTTCTTCCATCATCAATGCTTCTGCCGCTGTTTCTTGGTCTACCCCATACTCTGCCATTACAGCTTCCATATTAGCCTGGGCTTCTTCTGGTGATACCTGCGGGGCTTGAGCAGCTTCTTGTGGGGCTTGTCCCTGCATCATCTCTTGCATCATTTGCCCTTGCTGCATACCTGCCATCTCTTGTGGGTCTACGTCTTCTATTATCTTGGCGTTGTCGGTAGTTAAGCTGATTATAGTTGTAAACAACTCGCCTAGGTTAAGCCTCTTGCCACTCATGGCTAGTGACTGCTCGACTGTTGGGTCGGTAGCTCTCAGCTCTACTATTCTCAGTAAGCCCTCTAGTCGCTTCTCTTCGTCTTTAGCTTTAGAATCCTCAGCATCTAGTTCAAAGTCAAAGGTTGCTCGTGCTTCATCCCATATTATCTCTAGCTCATTAGTAGGCTCACCCATCTCGTTGACCGGAAACTCTAGTCCTGCCTTCTCAAGTATTTCTCTTTCGTCGTCTGTCAGTTTCAGAAGGTCTGAGCCTTGCATGTTAGCAAAGGTTAGGTTTATTAGGTTCTTGGCCAGTGATTCAAAGAACTCGTGTAGGTTGTCCTTAAAGTCCTCATCATCTATTGATAAGCTTGCCGCCTGGAACTTAACGCCTGCTGGAGTCTTGGAGTAGCTTGGATCGCCACTCTCTGCGCTTATAGACGTATCGCCAGTAGGTATTATCTGGTTAAGTGATGTCTTATACATCCCTATACGTGTAGGCAGCTGGTTATACACCTGGTTAGCCATCTCTACAATGTCTACCTTTGCGTTACCTACATACCAGTTCTGGTCTTGGGCGTAAATCATAGAGTCTTCGTCTACCTCATCCTCGTTACCCATTATCATCTTCGGAGGTCTAATACCTAGCTGTGTTGATAGCACATCATACTGTCTCATAATATCCAGCACGTTTTGTGTTCCGCCAGCTAGCCTTACGATACCTATTCCGTAAGGGTTGTTGAAATCCTGGTAGCAGTACATATATTTTACTGGTATGTCGCCTGTCGGGTCTGGGTTCTCCCACTCTCTGACTACTGTGTCTGAACTCATATGGTACATGTAGAACGGAGCTTTAACACCTCTTTGGAAAGCTATACAAAACTTAATACCACCCTTAGTTACTGAACGGTCTTGCCTGTCCTCGTGGTCTTCTCGTTGATCTCGCTCTTCTTCTTGATTAGCTTCTAGGATTTTTTTAAGTGCCTTAACATTCCACTTGTTCTCGGTACTCTTTTCCTTTATCTCAGCTTCAGCCTGCTCTATTAGGTCACGTACTTGCTTCTTTGTGTAATAAATATCCCAGAAGATTATGTCTGAGTCCATGTCTGATGCCTTGCCTGGCTCTAGTCTTACGTCTTGGCAATATGGGACTATGAAGTCTGCGCTGGTTGTGTCGCCCTTGTCCATCAATAGGCTTATTACGGGTTGTCCGCCATATATAGCCGACTTACGCACCACATCTTTAATCTTACGCTGATACGGGGCTTGTGCATTAGCGTTAGGCAGTATCTTGTTCTCCCAATAGATGTTAGCCAGTTCTGTTATCCAAGCGTCATCTGCGTCTAATGCCCTGAACCTACCCGTTAGGTTGTCATCTACTACTCTTTTAGGCAGTTTGAATAGTGCCGCTGCCAGCGAGCCATCATTAACCTCTGGTAAGTTCTCGTCTAAGTCGTCTAGTAGTCCATTGTCTGCTAAGCGTTCGTATTCGCTATAGTTCTTGCGCCACTCATAAGCATCTTTTTTAGATTCTTCGTTAAGCTCTTTGAGTTCGTCTTTTAAGTAAAAAGCCATCGTGTTCCTGTACCTCTGTAGAGCCGATTGGAACGGTTGGCTACATTTATATATATTATATCACGTTTTTATTGTCTGGGATAGCTTTGCTTCATGCTTACCCATTTCTTTATAAGCCTCATCTTGCCCTTTTTATTCTCTATTGTCAGGGTTAACTTTGGAGTTCCCTCTTCTAACACGTGCGACAGAGCCATCTCAACGTCTTTTTTCAGTGTGTAAAAGCTAGTTTCGGTTGGCTTCTCTATCTCTACCAGCTCATGGGCTAACTGCTCATAATATGACTTGGTATGTATCTCTACCCCCTCATCTGTCTTGCGATATTTTGTTACCTTCTGGTGCTTTGGTTGCATACCCCTCCTTAACTTGTGTGTAGTTTTAGCCTCTTTATTTCTCTACGTTTTCTGTTCCGCCTGTCTGGTGGTGGTGTTTCCGTTTGGTATAACTGCCATGCAATAGCCAACGCCATGATCAGGTCGTCGTGCGCTCCTTGCTCTGCTTGGGCTTTCCAGCTGGAAGAAGTTTGAGAGATGATAAATGCGAACATTTCATTAACCGTAGGTTTGTCGTAGATTCGTAGAAGACCTCTGTCGATTGCTTCTTTGAGCATTGAGAGCATAGTAGGGCGACTCGCAGACGTAGTACTCCATCCCAGCCTGACACCTTCTTCAACTGCCTCTGTAGTGCCTTGACCATGCTTTTCGACATAGATATTGTATTTTCCATTTCTGTTAAGTGTTGCGAGTCGTTCAAGTTCCGCAACTCCACCGTTATTTCTTTCAAATGCAACGACGGGTTTAACTCTTGTTTCATCGTATATCCTTTCTAGTTCGTTATGTATTAGTGGTGTCATTTCAGTGGCTAACACTTTACTGTGGTATACCACTGGAATGTCTAGGTTTGTTTTGGATAGGAATTGTGCGACACAATAGTCTGTGCCACCCCATGCCGTATCTACCCCTACGAGTATGAACTCGCCTGGTTGGTAGTCTCTATATCTACGGAAGCTCATACTAGCTCCGTCTGTTCTGGTTTGCTTGTCCAGTGTTTTATTCTTGCTTCTGCTATAGGTATGTATTCCTCAGTAAGTTCTACGCCCTCAACATAATCCCAACCAGCT